TGCTGAGAATTCAACAGTCTCTCAAGGTTGAAGTACTGATCATGTCCAAGAAGAATCAGTTTAGGCTCTCCACCATTTTCCCTGATCTTCTGTATAGCGGTATCCAAAAGGTTGAGACTCAAAGCTCGACCTGTACCACTGTTGTAACTAACGGAAGCACCGGCATCCCAATCACCGGCTGTTCTACCACCCTGAGTTAGGTCATAAGCCCTAACATTAGCGGCACCTCCACCAACTGCCATACCGTCTTCTGCTACAATGTCATCAATGGATGTCATACCAGCCCGACTGTAAATGAAAGCTACGTCTGAATCAGCGAAAGTAGTGCCGGAAGCAACTGTAACTATACCAGTACTAGTGTCTACTGCTGAAACAACAGAACCAGAAGTCCTGTCAAATCCAGCGGCAGTATCATCATCTTGTCCTACAGCGTCACCAATCTTGAAATGTTTAGCAATTGCTGCTGGAACTGTGAACGAAGTTGTTGCGCCATCTGAACATAGGTAAGCAGATCCTGCGAGTAGCTCTTCATTGATCTCTTTGATGTGATCCAACTGAGCGTTCTCATTCTCCAATGCCAGCACATCCCCAACACCACCTTCTAGCTGGGCAGTGAAGACTGACTTCACGCTAGCACCGAAAGTCGTTGAAACGATACGAGGTAGACTCGATACTGTCTCAATGTTGGAGACATCGACAGTGGGAAGACTGCCTGTCTCTGTTACTGGACGGCTCCTGGACGAACCTCTATCGGTTCGAACACGCCAACCAGCAGTGTTACCCCATACCGTTCTAGGTATGGCGTTGAAGAAGCGAGTCTGGTTGTTCAATGCTTGCCAGACCTTTCTACCATAAGTTGTATTAAAGATACCTGTAGCTGTATCGACAGTGAAGTATGTCTGCTTCATCAAGTATTCTGGACCGAATACTGAGTTATACAGACCTCGCTGCGATTGAGCTAGATATTCTGATAGTGATGGATTAGCCATTACTCAGATCCTCCTGTAAAAAATTATCCTAGTAGCTCTTGAGGAAGACCATCGGTGTTCCCCATTTCTATCTGATGCTGAAGGTCACGAAGTTGACCATAGCTAAGATCAGCAAGCTGATCCACTACATCAACACTGTTTGACTTGATGATTGGAGTTGCATCAACACCCAACCCACTTGTCAACTTAGGAGCTTGCAAGCCAGTTTCCTCACGGAAGCCCATCTTGCGAAGCCTGTTCTCAGCCTCAGATTGAACTGCCTTCTGCATTCCAGCTTCGGTAGCTTCAAGCTGCTTTTTCATAGCTGCAATCTGCTTTCGCATAGCCTTCATTTCAGAGGGTTCTTCTTCTTCTTCGTCCTCTCCGTAACCTTTCTCTTCTATAGGAAGTTCTGCAACATCCTCATCCTCTTCATCTTCGTTCTTATAGGCCATCCCACCCTGTTCTATTTCTTCTTCATCCTCTTCATCATCCTGCTTTCGCATTGCCTGAATGGTATTCTGCTGATCCTTGATGTTGGTGTTAGGGCTTGCGCCACTCTCACTATCATCAGCATTCTGCGGAGTTCCACCAGTGCTTTTAGCCTTGCGCTCTTTACCACTAACCTCAAGTCCCTGGTCTTGTTTAATTACCGAGAGAACTTCATTAGCGATTGACTTAACCAAGTCGGCCCGAGCAGCATTCTGAGCGTCTAACTGTGCATCATAATGAGCTTGCTCCTCCTCCTTAGTTAGTCTGCCATCCATTTTCTGCAAGACTTCAGCAACTGCGGCCAATGCTAAATTTGTACCTTCCATCTGTTTCTCGATCCGTTCCGTTATGTCTGCCATACCAATCCCTCCTGAATAGGTTGTTACTCTATCTCCGAGGGGTTGGTCTAAGCCACCTCCGACCCCTTAGAACAGAACAAAATATAACGTTAAAAATAACGTTATATTATTATACGCATAATTCTTGAAAATCCTAACAATTTTATAATATAGATACCTAACTCGTAGGTAGTCCTTTATCTTCTAAATACAACATTTCATTTCTAAAATCGTATAAAGGAACCTGAACAAGTTTCTTGAACTTATCACACTGACTACCTTCAGGCAGTGCAGCTTCGACAAGATCAAGAACTCGACCCACCATTCTAGAATGCCGAGCTATAATATATTCTTGATTGGGTGACACTTTTGTTACATCCACATTAGAATCTTTCGTAGCCATATGTTAGCACCTCTCGTTCTATAACTAAATAATTTTTTACCATTCGTTGTTCTTCTATTGGAAGCCTTGCTACAACCATTTCCCAAGCTCTTCTTAACCAAGGTTGAGAAATATACTCTTTTGTAACATCCACTGCTCTCCAGGTTTCTTTCCCATACATTTTTGTTTCCATAGGTTTGTATCCAGCTTTATATGTTTTATTATGTTTTCTTACAGTTACAATTCTCCCATTTGCTAATCTTCTTTTATGCCTACGAGTCCTAGCTACATAATTTTGACCTGTGAAAGATTCATCAATAGATTCTCCTTCATGCAATGGGTAAGCATAAACAGTATCATAAGTAAGACGAAATCCATGAGATAAATATTCTATATTAGCTGATGCATGTAGATTTCCAGTATCATATGGAACTATTCTTTGAGCTGCATCAAGTAGCATATCTCCTAACTTATGCATATTTTTTCCTAATCTCTTTGCAAATTCTTTTTCCTGATCTCTAGTAATACCAGCCTTTCTATCTAGTGTAAATGTCAGTTCTGCTATTAACATAGAGATCCCCCATAAAATTATTATACTGATTTTATGAAGGAATTAATTTTGACCACTCCTTTGGAATGTAATCTCTGAACATATTCCCTGCATCTGGATCTTCTTCATCGTCATAACGATTGAGATAGATTACTTCTTTACCGATGTATCCATAAGTTGGATGCCAATAAGTAACTAACTGTTTAGGTTTAGTAGCTGTATGAAGTCTCTGTAATGCAAATTCATCTGGACCTTTCATACAACCACATATATGTAGTTCACCAGTTCCAATATCAATCTCATCTATTCTATGGAAGTGACCGATCATTGCATTGTCAAAATGCACCACATCTTCTTTTATATTTAGTTCAGCTGCCAAGTTCTTTCTATATTGAAGAACTCCCCTGAAAGAAGTAATTGCTCTATTAATAGAAGTATTGCTCCCAGCTCCTGATATGCTATCTCCATGCATTATCAAGATCTTTTTATCGTAAACAGAAAAAAGATTCACAAAGCTCTTAGAGATATCAAAAGTAATATTTTTTTGATTCTTACAAAAAGCTGCTACCCATTGATACAACATATAATCCCAATCTAGATACTTATCTTTCATTGGGGGTTTACGTGTCATACGCCCATGATTACCAACAACACAAGGAACTTCAATGGATTTAAAATGTGGAGCCAAATGCATAAGAGCTTGGGCAATAAGGTTTGCACCTCGTATCATTTGCTCCATGCAATTAGAGATGTTGGATCTAGCAAGTTCTTCATGTATATCGCCACTGATCATGTCACCCAGCATTGGAATAATCAAATGATTTACAGGTGCAATGTTTCTTCGATAGGTAACCAGATTAAGAACTTGATTCGCCCAACCAAACAATCTCTTATTAAAGACTGTGAAATTGTATTTGTTCAGGCTAAGCATCTGTTCAGCATTAACAGATTCTCCGATATGAGTATCTGTCAGTGGAGCTACAACAATTTGAGGACTTTTACTAAAAGCATCCTTATTAGGATGGTAGGGTTCTTTAAGAGGAACTTCTTCAAAGGCTGGAGTTAATTCTCTAATAGCCTCAATAATAAGTTGTTGTTTTACAGAATCTTTAAGAGCCTGATTGTAAAGCTTTTTATAGAGATCTACTTCAGACTTATAGGTCAGAATCTTTTTATCTAGCCTTACTTTTTCAGCAGTCTCATTTTGCGGATAAACTAGATCTTCTTGATCCAAGATTTCTTTGTCGTGCCAGCGTTGAACGGTTGAACGATGTATCGGAATTCCAAATGTTTCCTCTATCCAAAGTGCTATCCCTGTCCATGTCCCCCCAGCTGCCCGCCTTTTTATTATCTCTGATTTTGCCTGCTCTGGAATCATAATCTCTCCTGATGGTAAGGTATAAAATCTTACCACACATTAAACACTGAAGATCCCCATCAGGATTAAGATACATACTACCTGTGCACTTCGGACACATTTTTTCGTTTAGCATTATATCTCCTAGATGGGGATCTCCATCGTTATTCTTTAGCTAGCGTAGCTTGTAGCTGTAGCAGGAGTTGGGGCTGCTCTTTCCTGCGTTCGGCTGATTCCAATCCTACGAGCTATAATTACTTTCTGGACTTCAGTTGTTCCACCTGGGTGAGCAGCAGTCAAGCTACCACGTTGTTGAACTTCTGCTGTACCACCATTGACAGATCTAGGATCATCGCTGTCTAGCAAAGAGAACATTCCCATGATTTCCCTAGCTCTATCTGCATTACGCATACCTTTTTCCTTGTTATACATAGAAGCTAAAGATCCGTGATAACTCATCTCTTGGCGAGTTTCATACATCCAGAAGTTTCTCTCCTGAAATAGACCAGTTATACGGCTGTCAATCATTGAGTCTACAGCGAGTTGCTTAGCAATATCATCGGAATTACTTTCTCGTGTATACTTCAATACATCATCCATAGCTTCATCTCTAGGAGCTGCCTGACCTCGACCACCATGCTCTTGCTCAAGAGTGGTCTGCGTTACTTGCCATCCTTGGTGATCTCCACCAATGAGCGCATCACCCTCAACTCTTGCGTTGTCCATGAATACGAAATGTTGAGCATCACCATTAAGTAGGTTCAGCCTCTTCAACTCAATTCCTTCATTGTCAGCAGGTAGTAGGAAGTAGCCAAGATTCCTATGTCGAGGTGCATCAGGGTCAGTTACCAATGGACCGAAAAGTAGATCAGCCGTACCTGTGCCGCTGACCCATGTCTTCTGACCGTTGATTACCCAATCGTCACCGTCTCGTGTAGCCTTACTCTCAAGTGAAGCAAGATCGGAACCATGACCTGGCTCACTGAAGTTCTGGAAAGCAACCTTCTCAGCAGTGAGAAGAGGCTTCAAGTACTTCTGCTTCTGCTCTTCTGTTGCCCAGACGAGCAATGTAGGGAATACTAATGCATTAGTGAAGCCCTTGACGATTCTACCATCTGCAAATTCTTCTTCGAGAATAGTCTCTTCGTCACCACCAAGACCCCCCCCACCATATTCTTTAGGGAATATAGGGTAGAGCCAGCCCTTCTCTGCGAGAACTTTATGTGTTTCTCTCCACCATGCTACTTGTTCAGCAGATAGATCATCTCGATCCACAGGGGCTTTCATATTCTCTGGCACATTCTCAGCGATCCATGCTTTGACTTCGGCTCTAAATATTTCTTGTTCTGGTGTATACGTTCTTGTAAAGTCCATTTCAGACCTCCTATAAATTATCGAGTTCTTTTTCGATTTCCTTAAATAACTCTTCTATAAAATCCTCGTCTTCATGCTCATCTTCAAGTTCTTCAACTTGTCCTTGCTCCTTGTCTTTATCACCACCCTGATGTAACTCGTCTGATTCTATACCTCCTGATTCCCAAGCTAACTTAATGTTTACTCCGGCTGGGGCCGCTGCTGACGCACTCCCAGTATCTTTAGGTCTATCACTTTCATCTTCATCATCCAATTGTTTAATTCTTCGGGTTGTATTATTTTGACTAATTGCTGATTGCTTATCTGGATGACCCTCAAATTCAGAAGGGTCATTAGTAGTCTCAGTTATTTCTCTATTACCCTTTTTCCAATCTAGTCTAGGGGGCTGCGAATTTATTGTCTCCCCACTAGTTTGCTGACGAAAATGTTTATTACCATCTTTCCTTAATTCGATAGTAACCCACTTAAGTAATTCTACTACTGATTTCTCCATTTTTCTCTCGGGAGAGTTATCATTTATAAAATCTGCTAACCTTTCAATACCCGAACTTTTTTTCTTATTCTTTCTTTTTCGTCTGGTAGATCTGTCGCCATAAGTTGGGGTAAAAATACCGGCATTAGCAGAAGTGAATACAGTTCCACCACCATCTCCAAATCCCCCATCACCACCCCCATCACCTTCTTTCTTAAGAGTTTTTATTTTTTTATACTCAGTATCATCGTGATCTTTTCGATAAGAATCTTTTGATCCACGAGGATTAGTTATCCAAGACTTAGATAAGTCCATTTCAGCTTTAATAAATTTTATCATGTTCATAACCTCAGGCTCCCAAACATCATCAGGAAGTTCCGCTTGTTTTACGAATCTCTTTTTCAGAGTTTCCCAATCAATAAGTACTTCATTTTCAGAATATGGATTCTCTTCATATGCATCAGTGGCTGCTAAAATATCCTCTCTCCGTACTTTATAAGCACGTAATAACGGAGCAGCTTCTTGCATTGATCTACGGGCTGGTTTTATGTCTACATCACCTGCATCTCTCCTACTTGCAAAGAGTTCAGCACTTCGGGAACTTAGAGCAACAGACATGACTTCATTATGTTCCTTTGCATCATCTTCTGGATCATGTCCTCTATAAACAATAAACTCCTCTGGTAAACCTCTGTCAGCTAAAGATTTTTGGGCATGGCTATACAATTTCTTAGCAGCCTTATCTACAGCAGCCTGATCAATTTTCTTTGAGACTTGAACTGATTCGGAAGGATAATCGAATGTTTCATCGGTTCTCTCAGTAGCATACTTTAAGGCAGGTCTCTCCGTAATTATTTCTGTACCATCACCTTGTTTTACTTTCTGAAGATATACAAACATGTCTTTTAGTTCATCAAAAGATGCTTCTTCAGGATTGGCTGTTCTATCTTTAAATATTTTTGATTGTGTAAATATTTTCTTAGCCATTTGATCAGGCGAAGAAGCCTCTTGAGGTATTATTCCTACCCCTTTTGGGTTAGTTGGGTCAATAAAACCTGAATCAATAGGGCGTTTTTCTAAAACACTTCTTAATAGTAAAGCCGATGGATCAGTTTTTGACCTCGATCTATAAGCTTTAGCAGTTAATTTCCCTGAGTCTATAACAATTTGTTTCATATCCTCATCTAAAGTAGTTGGAGGAGCATCTTCTTTTTCATTTCCACCCTCACTTTTAGGTCCAACAACTTTATCATTAAAAGTATATGGTGTTCTATCTGGAAGACCTATTCTCTTTTGACGTAAAAGCATCCTCAAATTATCAGAAGGTTTTGTTGGATACAAGAAATCATGTAAATCTTTAATAGCTTCTTCACGAGTCTTTCCAAAACCTCTAAGTGTGTGAGAAGTTCCTGATTTTGTCCATATCGTCTTGTTATTCTCATCTAAAAACCCATACCTAAGCCCCCCCTCTTCTATTGTTGATCTAAGCTGATCCAGTATGAAATCACCCAGCAAAGCATATGGCGATGTTTCATCAATTGGATCACCTCTCGTACCTAGTTTTTCCACATCTACCATTTCTTTATATCCAAGAGCCTTCAAGACCTTATCAACATTAGGGTCATCAGCTAACCAGAACTGTACTCCTTTATGACCCCCTTGAAAATCAGTGGCATCATAGACCTTCACCCCTTCGGGGGCTGGCTTACCTTCATGAACATATATTCTCTTACCGGCATCTGGTATTTTAGGTTTGTCTTGTGGTTGAATCTTAGGAGTTCTGAACCAAATTTGTGTACCTTTCCTACCCCCAAAAGCTCCTCCATCAAGTATCGGAGTTCCCTCTGGTGGGGCTTCTTCAGAAACATACACAGCATTAGGATCAAGTACCTTCTGTATAAATTTAGATAGTTTATTTACAGAAGTATCATTGTCATCTTCTTCTTCAGTATCATCATCCTCTT